TAAGTTATAAAGATAATTATATTTATGTTATTGGAATTGATACTGTTAGTAAAACACCAGGAACAGCAATAACTGAAATTTATAAAAAACTTAAATATCTAGGATTAGCTAATATTCTTAAATTGGACGGTGGTCGGAAGTACAGTTATAGATATAAGTGGGAAGAATGTATTCCTAACACCTGAAAATCGAAGAGTAAACAATTTAATTACTTATTGCTAAAAATGGCCCTCATAAATCAATTTTAAAGTTTTTTTACCTTTAGGGTAATATAATATCATACCTCAAATTTGGGCATTTAAATGGTTTTTTAAGAAATTATATATATATTAAAATCAACTTTATTTAGTGATTAAAAATGGTAAACAACGTAAAAAAACGGCTGATTCGAAACAACGGATCAAAATGTATGCTTTGTGGAAAAATGGTTGGTAGTCTTATTGAGCTTCATCACATGATACCAAAATATTTTTTTAAAAGGAATGAATTACCTATCGACAACTCGTATTCAAATTCTAGCTTGTTATGTCCAAGCTGTCATCTTAAGATCCATAAATATAATTATGGATCTAGTAAATACGAGAGACTAATAAAAATTATCAAGCAACATAAGAGATAGGAGTTCTTCCTATCTTTTATCTTCCGGTTGCATTAAAATTGCATTAAAAAACAAATAAAATAGCCATAAAATATTGAAACATCAAGGTTTTATGACTATTTATTTTGGTGCAGGAAATCAAAATGTTAGTTTTTTAATATATTTATATATCCTTTAATATTGTTTAAATAGCTTGAAATCAACATTTTACATTTTAATTATTTTTTCAAATATATTGAAATATGTTTAAAATCTTTTCACGTTGCATTAAATATTGCATTAAAATATTTACTATTTATTTGCTGTTTATTTCAATTAATTCGTTATCATTTTGGATATCTTTATAATTGTTAACATTTAATAGTTTTATTTCTTCATAATTCTTTTTTGAAAAATAATAACCAAGTCCAAAGCCAGGTATTGCTGATATGAGAAATATCCAGCCTATCTCATTGTTAAGTATATCATCCAAATTGTTAGATAAAAATGAAATACTAATAAATAGTAGTATTAGTATTAAAGCAGTATAAGTTAAGCCAGTAAAAAATATATTACCAATATATGCAAGATGTAAATCTTTTTTTTCATCATCAGACATTTGATAGTAAAATTTTTGAGTTGTTTTATATATTTTTTTGCAATGTGGACAACGTTGATATTGTAATCCAATGTATCTGTCAAAAAAATATATTTCGGAACGTGTCATAAAATCAAGATTCTTTTTACAATGTGGACAATAAGAAAATTTATATGTACTCATTATAAAAGCCTCCTTTCTTTATAAAGTTGTATAAAATTTTTTTTAAATCTTATTAAAATAATTTGTTATTTTATCAATTTCATTGTTCTTAAAATTATTGAAAACAGAAGTATAAGTATTGAGTGTAATAGTTATATCTTTATGCCCTAAGATCTTTTGGAGTACGACAGCCTGCATTCCTGCCTCTATACATCTAGTTGCAAACGTATGTCTTAACATATGAGTATTAACTATACTTGTTTTTAAATTGATAAAAGATATTATACCATTTTTATTTTTTTTCTTTTTAATTATACTTACTCTAATATTTGCATTTTTACATATTCTTTTAAAATGAGAATTAATTGTCGAATTATTTATAAGTTTATTATTATAAGTAAATATCAATTCATCATTATATTTGTAAAAAATGTCTTTAATTTGTGGCAAAATAGGTATATCTCTTACTCCTGAATATGTCTTTGTAGAAACTCCTAAAACAGGTTTATCAAGTTTATTTTTAGTTAGGGTTTTAGATATATGTATAACATTATTTTTTAAATCTATATCTGCTTTCTGTAGAGCTAATATTTCTCCAATTCTCATTCCTGTATATAAAGCTATAAGCAAAATATCTTTATATATATTATCTTGTGTTGATAATTCATTTAAGAATGATTTTTGTTCCTCTATTGTTAAAGCCTCTATCTTTTTATTTTGCTTTGTGCTTTTAGGAATAATTATAGCACCTTTTATAGAAAATGGGTTTATATTTATTATATTAAGTAGAACTGCCTTATCAAATACTGAATTAATTAAAATCTTAATCTTGCTAATACTTGAATTAGAATAATTTTTTAAGTTTGATAAAGCAAAATTAATATCTTGTATTTGTATCTTTTGTATCTTCATATTTGATAAATTAGTTTTTTGAAGTATTTTTAAAGTTTGTATTTTTCTATTAAAAGAATTGTCATTTAATAAATTTGATTCATACTGTTCTTTAATTATTAAACTAGCTAAATCAATGAATAGTATTTCAGATTTATTAACAAAGATGTTTGTGTTAACTTCATTTTGTTTTAAGATTATTTTGTCAGCAACTTCCTTTCTAGTCTTGCCATATACGGTCTTTCTGTTAATTTTTCCATTGTGTTGATATCCAGCAGTAAATTGACCTATCCATCGTTTTAAATTCTCACTATAGTAAATAGTTCCTTCGCCGTTCCCTCTTTTGCTCATAACAGAAACACCTCCTTATTGTGTGGGCAACACTATTTATTTATTGATATATGCGTCAATTAAATTATATTGAAAATCTGCAACAGCATTTTCTTTTTGTACATATAAAACTACATTAAATATAATAGATATTTCAAGCAAAGCTATTAAAACAATTATTATTATATTCTTTTTATTCATTTTCTATTCCCCCTCTTTTCTCAAAAATTCTTCTTACCTCTACAACTTTACCAATGATTTTAACTGGTATTTTTTTAATTTGTTCGCTGTCAAACATTAAAGAATCGTAATTATTGTTTAGTGGTTGTAATATGATTGAATTATTATTTTTAATTACTTTATTTACAGTCGCTTCATGTTGATTTATAAGCACAACAGCTATTTCTCCAGAATTACAGTCAGATTGCTGTTTGACAATAACAATATCATCTATTTTTATTTCTGGTTGCATATTATCGCTCTTTATTTTTAAAGCAAAAAAGTTTCCATTTTGAGCCATATCATTTGGTATCTCTTCGTATCCAATAATGTTTTCTGCCGTATCAATAGGAACTTCTGCTATAATTTTATTCAAAACTCGTATTTTAACTCCTTTGTGGCAAATTGGGATTCGCTCCATAGGAACATCTTCTAATCCTAATAACCAACCTTCATTAATATTTAGTTCTTTTGCTATCAAATATATTGCTTTAGATTTAGGTTCATATTTATCTTTGAGATATTCACTAATTGATGATTTAGGTATTCCTGTTTTTTCTGCTAATTCAATTGGTTTTATATTTTTCAAATCTAAAGCTTTTTTTAATCTTATTGAAAATTTTTCTTTCATTTCTGATCCTTCTCCTTTTCATTATTAAGAGCTGATAATGTTTAATATAATGTTTGTTTATACACACATTATAACATTATGTATACAAAAAACACAATATTTTTTTGTGAAAATTTAAAGAAAATCGAATTTTTTTTAAAAAACGTATTGACAAGTTGAAATTGTTGAATTAATATTAACACGAAGTTCGGGAAATCGAACAAGATAAAACAAGAGATGGGGTGAAATTAATGTCAAGAGAGATAAGTTTTAATTTTAATAAATTAAAAGGCAGAATCGTTGAAATTTTAGGATCACAGCAGGAGTTGGCAAAAAAAATGGAAATTAGTGGAACTACATTAAGTGCTAAATTAAATAATCAAACAGAGTTTAAGGCAAATGAAATTTTATTAATTGCAAAATTATTAAGCATACCTAAAAATGATATAACTGAATATTTTTTTTATTCAGAATGTTCGGAAAACTGAACAATAGGAGGATAAAGCATGGAAGTTTTAATTCAAAAAGATTTATCTAAAGAAATAGAAACTTTAAAAGAAATCTCTGAAAATTTAAATAATATTGAAAAAACTACAGAGAAATTAACATTTTTAACAATTGAAGATTTTTCAAAAATTACGAAGTGGAGCAAAAAAACAGTACAAGATCTTTTTAATAGACAAGATTTTCCAAGTTGTGATTTTGGTAAAAGTAAAATTGTAGAGATAAATGCTTGCAGAGATTATTTTAAAATTGCTAGAAGGAGATGAGAAAATGAGTAATATAACCAGAAGATTAAAAAGAAATTTAGCAAAAATATATGCTATTTAAAATCGGATTTAAAACAAACAATATATTGAAAATAACAATAAATTTAGAGAATCAAAAAGTGGGTTGAAGATAGCATTTAATAGATTATTTAAGAAAGTGAGGTGATTAAAATGGACGAAAAAAAAGTTGAATTATTAGTTGTGATATTTTGCATAGGATTGTTTGTATTGTTCTTGTTTTTAGGAAGTATTAGAGATGTTATTCATCAATATAGATATGAGCAAGTTGTTGTGTCAGCAGGTGATACATTCTGGAAATTTTATCAAGATGGATATTATGCTGATTTAAATTACAACGAGGCCTTATATGAATTTAAAAAAGACAATAATACTGAAAAAAGTACTTTATATGCTGGAGACACAATTTGGTTGAGAAAAGAGGGCATTGATGAAAAGTAGAGGAGATATATACAGAGAAATTGACAGATTAAAGAAAGCTAAAGAGGATCAAAAAAATAATGACCGTTTAGTTAGTATTTATAGCAATTGTATAGCAACACTTGAGTGGGTTCTGAAGTAAAGGGTGTGATGTGAATAAATGAAATGTAAAAATTGCAAATATAATGAAGATAAATTCTGCAAGTACTTTAAGCAATATATAAAAGTAAAAAAGAGTTGTTGGGCATTTGAAGATAAGATAAACAATGCAATAATGAGTAGTTTTAAATTTTTAGAAGGGAGGTGCAGATAATGGGAAAAGATCTATTAAATAATGAGCAAAAGAAACAGAAAGCACAAAAAATATATTTCGGATTTTTAATTGAGTTTAAAAATTATTACAACAATATGCAATACACAAAAGCAGTAGATTTAATTAGAGAAGAAATCGAAATAGTTGAATCTAATACTCTAAATGAAGATTATGATCTTGAGATTTTAGAAAAACTAAATGATTTAAAAGATTCAATGACAGATCATACAGATTATGAAGTTTTGGATAAAGTGCAAAAAGAAATAGATATCCTTTCGACAGACATATCTATTTCAAATAGTTAATTTAACATACTATTATAATACCATTTTATCATAAACCTAATATAAAAATCAAATTATTTTGAAAAAAAATTATTAGAGGAGGTATTTATGAAAATAACAATTCAAACAAGAAACAAGGCAAATGGCCTAGTAGATAGAGCAACAAGATATAGACAAATTAAAGATGTTTTATCTGATAAAACTATGACAGCTAAAGAAATTGCTGTTGAAATGAATTTAAAAGGATATATTCCTACAAGTGAAAGAAATTTTACAGCACCTAGATTAAACGAGCTAGTTAAATTAGGAGTAGTTATAATTTCTGGAAAGAAAAAATGTCAATATACAGATAGAACAGTTGCATTATATAAAAGAGTAGGTGTTGCTTAATGACAAAAAGAGAATGGCTAGAAGAAAGAAGAAAGGGTATAGGTGGTTCTGATGCTAGTGCAATTGTAGGTCTAAATCCCTATAAAACCAATATACAACTTTGGGAAGAAAAGACAGGCAGAAAAACTGCTGAAGATATTTCAGATAAAGAATATGTAAAATACGGCACTAAAGCAGAAAAATATTTAAGAGATCTATTCAAGTTAGATTATCCACAGTTTAAAGTAAAGCATAAAGAAAATACAATGATTTGGAATAAAGAATATCCATTTCTATTTGCTAGTCTTGATGGTGAATTGATTGATAAAGAAACAGGAGCATTGGGAATATTAGAAATTAAGACTACAAATATTTTACAGAGTATGCAAAAAGAAAAATGGAAAGATAAAATTCCAGATAATTATTACATACAAATACTTCATTATCTTTTAGTAACAGGATATTCATTTGTAGTTTTAAAAGCACAATTAAAATATCAATACAAAGATGAGGAAATTAGATTAAGTACTAAACATTACTTTATTTTAAGAAAAGATGTTGAAGATGATATTCAATATTTAAAAGAAAAAGAGGTAGAATTTTGGAAAAGTTATGTTGAAAAAAACATAGAACCTCCACTATTACTACCTAATATTTAAAAATAAAAGGAGATAAAAAATATGGATAAAACAAAAATTGTTAAAGTTAGATTTGAAAGTATATACGAACCTAAAACATTTGCAGGAAGAGAATATGTATATTTTTGTGAGTTAACTGTAAATGTTGGAGACATAGTTGTTGCTCCAACTTGTATAAAAGATGGGAATGCAATTATAACACAAATTAATGTTCCAATAGAAGACATTAAAGGTTTTGAAGATAAAATTAAAATAATTAACAGAATAATTGACAAGGAGGTATTTTTAAATGGAATTAAAGATTAATGAGATTATAGATCTCCCAGCAGTTACTTTTAATTTTGAAGATTTAAAAAAAGAATTAACAGAAAATTTAAAAAAATATCAAGGATTAGTATATACAGAATCAAGTATTAAAGACGCTAAAACAGATAGAGCTAATTTAAATAAATTATCTGATTCAATTGATACGAGAAGAAAAGATATTAAGAACAAGTACCTAGAACCTTACAATAAATTCGAAGCTCAAATAAAAGAGTTAGAAGCTTTAATTCAAGAACCTAAAAATATGATAGATAAGCAAATAAAAGATTACGAAGAGAAGAAAAAAGAACAAAAAAGAGATGATCTAAAATTCTTCTTTGGTACTAGAATAGGTGATTTAGCTGATTTAATAACTTTTGAATCTATCTTTAATGAAAAGTGGTTAAATGCAACTTATGAAACTACTAAAATTCAAGATGAAATTGTTGCAATTATAGATAAAACTAATGCAGATTTTAAAGTAATCGAAGATATGAAATCTGAATTTGAAAATGTACTTAAAGATTATTATTTACAAAAGAGAGATTTAACTTCAACTTTACAAGAAAAATGCAGATTAGAATTACAAAAGACAAAAATTGAGGAACAAAAGAAACAAGTAAAACAAGTGCAACAAGTTATAGATATTACATTAGAAGAAACATTACAACAAATAGATTTTAGGGTTTGGGTTACACCAACTCAATTAAATCAACTAGTAACATTCATAAAAGAAAATAATATTAAATATGGAAAGGTTTGTGATTAATATGGTAAATAATAGTTTAATTAAAAATGAAGATAAGAAGATAGCATTTAGCAGTTTCTTAACACAAGAGGCTATAAAGAACAGAATTAGAGAAGTGGTTGGCGGTGGATCAGAAGGTCAAGCATTTATGACATCAATTCTATCAGCAGTAACAAATAACACAGATTTACAAGAATGCGAGCAAATAAGTATATTGAATTGTGCATTTTTAGGACAAGCTTTAAAATTAAGTCCTTCACCACAATTGGGTCAATATTACATGGTACCTTTTAAAGATAACAATAAAGGAATTAAAGTAGCACAATTTCAATTAGGTTATAAAGGTTATATACAACTTGCAATTAGAAGTGGCCAATATAAGAAATTAAATGTATTAGCAGTTAAAGAGGGTGAGCTAATTAAGTATGATCCATTAAACGAAGATATTGAAATAAATTTAATTGAAGATGATGAGACAAGAGAAAATACTGCAACAGTAGGATATTATGCAATGTTTGAATATGTAAATGGTTTTAGAAAAACACTATATTGGAGTAAGAAGAAAATGGAAGCTCATGCAAAGAAATATTCAAATGGGTATAGAGCGGATTTAGCAAAACATACTAAATATACTTTTTGGAGTAAAGATTTTGATGGGATGGCATACAAAACCATGATTATACAATTAATAAGCAAATGGGGAATTATGAGCGTGGATATGCAAAAAGCTTTTGAAAATGATTTTGGATATGTAGATAATACTACTGGGAAAATTGAATATCCAGACAATACAGCTATTCCTTCAGAAATAGTAGAAATACCTGTATTAAACAATCAGCCAGGATTAACAGAAATGGGCCAAAAAACAATTAATGAAAAGGAAACGATAAATTTGTCGGCCGGCGAAGTAATATCAGAAAATAACACTAATTCTAATGATGTAGAAGATTTTTTAAATCAATTAAAATAATCAAATAAATAAATTTTAAAGAAAGGAGAGTATAAGAAAAATAATTATATAAATTATTAATGTTTATACTCTCGCTTTTTTATATATAAGGAGAAAAACAAAAATGGAAGAGATTAGATGTAAATTTTGTAATAGAAAATTAAAAACATTTAAATCAAGGATACAACGTGCAGGAAAGATTTGTATTATTAAAGAAATTGAAAGAGTTAGTAAACAACAGTTAACTTTTGATAGATTTCAGAAAGGAGATAAAAAATAAATGAAAGATACATATTATTTTAGTCATGATTCAAATGCTAGAAACGATGAAAAAATTTTAACTTTACGAGCAGAATATGGTTACGAAGGATACGGTATTTATTGGGCATTAATTGAAATGATGTTTGAAAATGAGGACACAGCTTTAAGATTTTCTAATTTAAAAGGAATAGCATATCAATTTAACATTGATATAACACTGTTATCAAATATTATTAGCACTGCTATAACACTGTTATTATTTGAGAGCGATGAAAAATCTTTTTGGAGCAATTCTTTACGAAAAAGAAAAGGTAAATTTAAAGACAGTCTTTTACAAAAATCTGAAGCAGGCAAAAAGGGAATGAAAAGTCGTTGGAACAATGAAAAAAATACTGATGAATTACATAACACTAATATAACACCGTTATCAAAAAAACATAACACTGTTATAACACCGTTACAAGATAATCATAACGATGATATAACACTTTATAACAAAGGAAAGGAAAGGAAAGGAAAGAAAACTAAATATAGATTGATTAATAATAATAATAACACACATACAGATAAAATATTTAAATTATATTATAAAGATTTAAATTCTAAAAACAACATGTTGTTAGCAAAACTATTTAATAATTGTAAAATTAATGCTTATTTAAAAGTTCCTAACAATAACAAAAGAAACATATTTCTTCTGATTTATTGGATTAAACAATCTATTAAAGAACTAGCTCAAGAAAATTATAAAAATATTGCAAAATTAAATCCAATAATTATTGAATATACTTTTCGCAATTTTATCAATGCTCAAAAAACTCAAAACATTCACCAAAAACAAAAATATCTTAAAAAATGTTTACAATCTGCTGTTGATAAATATTGCAGTTAACATAATTTTATAGTTATATTTAAGTTAAATTTAGGAGGATTTCATGTGAGAGAAAAAGATTGGACAGATAGAATTTTAGGAGCATCAAATCATGTTGAATTTGAGAGAGAAGAAAACGATTATTATGCAACTGATCCTAAAGCTATTGATGATTTATTTAGAGTAGAGCAATTTTCTGATTTAATTTGGGAATGTGCTTGTGGACAAGGCCATTTGTCCGAAAGAATAAAAAAATATGGCAAAAAAGTAATATCAACAGATTTAATTGACAGAAACTATGGCAAAGGTGGAATAGATTTATTAAAACAAGAGGGAATTGTTTTTAATGGTGATATTATTACGAATCCACCTTACAAATATTGTTCTGAATTTATTTTAAAGGCATTGGAATTAATTCAATTATCTCATAAAGTAGCAATGTTTTTAAAAATTCAAACATTAGAAGGAGCTAATAGATATAGAGATATATACAGCAAATATCCACCTAAAACTATTTATGTATTTAGTAGAAGAATAAAATGCTTTATGAATGGTATTGATGATAGAAAGTCAAGTGCAATAGCTTATGGGTGGTATGTTTGGGAAAAGGATTTACTGGAGAACCTATTGTGAGGTGGATATACAATGAGTAAATATATTTTAAATATAAATTCCAGATTGCCTGGATTGAATGATTTTATTCATGCGATCAATAGGAACAGGTTCGTGGGAGCCAAGCTTAAAAAGGATACAGAAAGATTAATATCATGGGAGATTAAAACACAATTAAAAGATGTTGTAATAAATAAACCAGTAAAAATTAAATTCATCTGGATTGAAGAAAATAAAAGAAGAGATTTAGACAATATTTATTCAGCACACAAGTATATATTAGATTCTTTGGTTGGTATGGGAGTATTACCTAATGACAATCAAAAATGGGTTACTAAAATAACAGATGAGTGCTTGATTGATAAAAAGAGTAAGGTAATTGTAGAAATTGAGGAGGTATAGTTATGAGTAAAGCAGATAAAATGTTTGAAGATTTAGGTTATGAAAAATATGAAGTTAATGTTAATGAATATTTTGAATATACAAATAAAAATGAAGATGTAAAAATTATATTGATGAAAGGTTCAATATTAATAAAGACAAACTCTAGATTGTTGGTTGATGCAAAGCCTACTGTAGTATATGCAAAAGAAATACAAGCAATCAATGAAAAAGTGAAAGAATTAGGTTGGGAGGAATAAAAAGAAGATTTTAAAAGATATCAGTATCAAGGTGATGGTTATATTAACAATCAATTAGAAGATATTAACGATATTAGTGAAATAGTAGGTAATATATATGAAAATAAGATTTGCTGGAGGGATAGAATGAAAACGAATATATCAAATAAACTTGAAGAAGATGTGTTTAGCAAAATAGAAGAGATAGAGCAAAAAGCAAACGAACATTGGGAAACATTTTATAAAAGACCAATAGATATATCTATAGGCTCAAAAGATTATAACTTATTTAAAAAAGTATTTCAGGATCTTAATATACCACCAAACAATAATAAAATTAATACATTTATGGGATTAGAAGTAGGCTTTGTATATATAAAAGATATTGCAATACATGTTTTATAGAAAGGGGAGTGAATAGAAAATGGAATTTAAAGATAAATTAATTCTAGAATACACAGATTTAACTGTAAAAATAGATAGATTAAAGACATATATTAGCAATAATGATGACACAGATTTAGAAAGAGATAAACAATATATATTGTTAATGAAAGAACAATTAGAGGCAATGTACAATTATCAAATGGTGTTAATAAAGAGAATAAAATTTTTCATGGATTAGGAGGAATTTATAATGGAAATTATTAAAAGTACGTCTAAAAAAGATTGTATATTTTATAGAAACGATACAATAACTAGAGGTTGTAAAATTTTAGAAGAGTTAGTCTGCAAAAAATCATGCAAATGCAGTTTTTACAAAAAAGGAAAGGAAGTTGATCACAAATGAAAAAGTTCATGTCAAATATCTTAAAGGAGATGAGTGCTATTGTTCCTAAATGGAAAGATAGAATCAGAAAGAACGACAAATCAGGAGAATTAAACAATATAACAGATACTTTAAATATTTTAGAAGCGGAAGTAGAAGATACGCTCAATGTATTGAAATAGAGCAGAAAGGTGTTAATGAAAATGAATGATAACTATTGTGCTTTAATTGTTGCAATTTTGTGGTATAAATTTATACCTTGTGAGTTTGCAAATGTAATATTAAATGAAAAATATTCAAACTTAATTATAAAGACAAGAAGTGAGAAGTTAACATCTAGTGAGAAAAAATACATAAGAGATAGTCTTCGCAAAAATAAACCAAGAAGTTGGACAACTTTTGAAAATAAATTTAGAATATCTCGTTATGAAATCTGGAATCAGCTTAAAGTTAAGGATTACTAAAAAGTAATCCTTTTTCTTTAATGTTAAGGTATATAACTATATTGCTTATGCTATTTTGAAGCTTTAAAATCAAAATATGTGCGCCGTTTTTCTTTACTTTTTCAATAAATAGATAAATAAATCAAAGAGGTTCATTTTTTAATTGATATACTAAAATTAAATATAGTGGCTCAGGCACTTGTCAAAAAAAACTGAAGAGGTGGGAAAAATGGAAACTGCTAACAATATTGCAAAAAAGAGGGAAAAAAAAGAAAAGATTAATTGGATAGAGTTAAAGAACGAATATATAATGTCTGATTATGGCTCTGTAATGTCTTTTTTAAAAGCAAAAGATATAGGATATTCAGGTGGGGTACAAAAAAAAGTTTTAGGTTGGGCAGATGAGAAAAAGAAATTTCAAGAGAAAGTATTTGAAAAAGTTCAAGAAAAAAGAGCTAAACAAATGGCTGAAGAAATAGTAAAAGCTGATAAAAAGATTCAACTTATATCTATGAAACTTCTAAACAAAATAGACAAAGCTATTGATGAAGTTGAAATATATATGACTAAACACGTTCACAAGAATAAGACAATTGCTTATGATTATCAAATGGGGAAACCTAACAAGGAAGTAATTTTTGAAGAGGAGAATTATGAATTGTTTGATAAAGGCATTGTAAATGCAAAATCAATTAGAGATTTATCTACAGCACTGAAAGATCTAAAAGAAATAGGATATAGCAATATAGGATTAAATATAGAGAATAAAGCAGAAGATGAAAACAAGACAGGAGTTGTGTTATTACCTAATATAAAACCAATTGATGAAATGAATAGCGAGGAGGTTGAATTAGATTGATTCAAACTGCAGAAGTTCAGATAATACCAATGATAATATGGGAACCACAGCCCAAACAAGCACAATTTTTAGAAAGAGCAGAATATGAAGCTTGTTACGGCGGGTCTGCTGGAGGCGGTAAATCAGATTCATTACTCGCAGAGGCATTAAGACAAGTAGATATTCCTCATTATCGAGGCATTGTTTTTAGAAAGACTGTTCCTCAACTATCTGAATTGATAGATAGAAGCATACAAATATATTCTCCAGCATATCCAAAAGCAGTTTTTAATCAGAATAAATTATGCTGGCAATTCCCTAGTGGAGCTAAAATATATTTTGGACATATGCAATATTCAAAAGATAAAACTAAATATCAAGGGAAAAGATATGATTTTATAGGATTTGATGAATTAACACATTTTACTTACGAAGAATATTCGTACATGTTCTCGAGGAATAGGCCCGGAGGACCAGGAACAAGGTGTTATATAAGAGCAACGTGTAATCCTGGCGGAATTGGACATGGTTGGGTAAAAGAGCGATTCATTCAAGATAAAGAACCATATAAAAGATATTTTTATAAAATGACAATAGAGGGCGTTGAATATACAAGAGATAGAGTATTTATACCTAGTAACGTGTTTGACAACAAGATCTTATTACAAAATAATCCAGATTACGTTGCAAATTTAGCTCTATTGCCTGAAGCAGAAAGAAAAGCTTTACTATATGGAGACTGGAATAGTTTCAGTGGCCAAGTATTTAGAGAATTTAGAAACAATTCAGAAGGATATTACAGTCAGCAAGATACTCATGTTATAGCACCTTTTATTATACCAGACACATGGCGAAGATATAGAAGTTTCGATTTTGGATATGCTAAACCATTTTCAGTAGGTTGGTGGGCAGTAGATCCAAACACACAGATAGTATATAGATATAGAGAGTTATACGGTTGTACAGCGACACCGAATGAAGGTGTTAAGTGGACAGTTCAAGAAATAGCTCAAGAAATTAAAAAGATAGAAAATGAATTTGATAAAGGTAAACATATTATAGGAGTTGCAGATCCTAGCATTTGGGACAGCTCAAGGGGTGATAGCATTGCAGAAGCTTTTGAAAAAGAAGGAATCTTTTGGGAAAAGGGAGATAATAAGCGATTACCTGGCAAAATGCAGTTGCATTATAGGTTCAAGATAGACGAGAACACAAAGAAACCTATGTTATATGTGTTTAATACATGCAAAGAGTTTATTAGAATAATACCAGCATTAGTATACGATGATACACATGTTGAAGATATAAATACATCTATTGAAGATCATATCTACGACGAGACAAGATATTTCTTAATGCACGAAACAGTTAAATTTAGAACAGTTCCAAAAGGAAAAGCTAATACAAAATATAATCCTTTAGAGGATGACAAGCCTAATAATATGTATGGATTTATGAAAATTTAGTTAAAAGAAAACTGGAGGTATTAAAAATGGGATTTTTTAAAAAAGAAAGTAAGAAAGATAGCAAGAAAAATAGCAAAATTGATATAGATCTTTTTGTTAGGAAGAGCAAAGAAGAGTTATTGACATTTAAAGGAATGAAAGAATCTTTAGAAAATAAGGTTCTGCAAAATGAAAAGTGGTTTAAATCTCAATATTGGGGAATGTTCGAGAATAAAAACACTAAACAATTAGCTAGTAATAATCCAGAACCAACAACAGCATATTTATTCAATACATTAATAAACAAGCATAGCGACATGATGGACAACTTTCCTACTCCTATAATCTATCCTAGACAACAAGATGATGAGGCCGAGGCTGAAAAATTGACTAAAATTATACCTCTTGTGTTACAAAAGAATAAATTCAAACAAAAATACAGTAAGAACAGTTGGAGTAAATTAAAGAATGGATTAAGTATTTATGGGGTGTTCTGGAATAATGATTTAGAAGATGGTTTAGGGGATATAGATATTAAGAGAATCAATGTTTTAAACATATATTGGGACATTTCGGTTGAAGATATACAAGATTCAAGAGCTATATATATAGCACATTTAATTGATGATGATATATTGCAAAAAGCATATCCAGAAAAGCTAAAAGACATGAAAGAAGTACAAACAGTTGATTTAAAACATTATGAGCATGAAGATAATATAGAATATAAGAATAAATCTGTTGTAGTAGATATGTATTATAAAAAGATTAATTCTCAAGGCAAGAAAATAGTTCATTTAGCAAAATTCGTTGGTGATGTATTACTTGAGAGTACAGAGTTTGGGATAACAAGAGATGATATAAAGACAAATTATGATTATTCTGATGTTGGACTATATGATCATGGGAAGTACCCAATAATTGTAGATGTCGCTTTCCCAGATGAAGATACTTCTGTAGGATTTGGATATATTGATATAATTAAAAATCCTCAAATGTATATAGATAAATTAGATCAAATCATAATCAAGAATGCTTACCTATCAGGTAAGACAAGATTTATTGTTAACAAGAACAACAAAATACCAATAGAAGATTTAGGAGATTTCTCTAAAGAAATAATTGAATCTGAAGGAAAGATTACAAGCGAAGATATATTTGAATTAAAAGTTAGTCCTTTACCAGATACGATTGTAAATCACAGAGATAGAAAGATAAACGAGTTAAAAGAAATTAGTTCTACTAATGAAAGTAGCAGAGGAGAAACACCTACAGGTATAACGGCGGCAAGCGCTATTGTAGCTCTACAAGAGGCTGGTAACAAGGTTTCCAGAGATTTAATCCAAGAAAGTTATTCAAGCTATAATGAATTGATATATTTGGTAATTGAATTGATTAGACAATTCTATACAGAGAGTAGAACTTTTAGAATAGTTGATTCTAAAACTAACAAGAAAGAGTATATAGAATATAATAATTCAAATTTAAGTAGAGAAGAGACAGTTCCAGCAATTGATGAAAACTCACAAAATGAAACAATAATCAAAAAAGCTATATTTGATATAGATGTTAAAGTAGAGAAACAGAATCCTTATGTAAGAGCTGAAACAAATGCTTTAGCTAAAGAGTTTTACAGCAGTGGTTTCTTTGCACCAGAGAATGCACAACAAGCACTTATGGCTTTAGATATGATGGACTTTGATAATAAACAAGACATTGTAAATAAAATTAGTCAGAATAATCAAATACAACAACAAATGACTCAAATGGCTCAAACACTAGCTCAACAACAACAAATAATATCAAAATATGGGAAGGTGTTAGAAATGCAATCAAATAACAATTTAGATAAACGAACGATACAACCAGCGCAACAAAAAATGTATAATAATCAACAATTAAGTTCACAGAATGGAGATATAGGCTTTTTAAAGATGGTGAAAGGGGAAAATGAATAATATGATTATTGTAAAAGGTATTAAAAAAGAAGGTAAATTGATAGGCATTGAAATTAAAGGTCATGCAAATGCAAGTAAAAAAGGTACTGATATTATATGTGCTGGTGTTTCTGCTTTAGGATATGCTTTGTTGAGTACTTGTAAAAACTTAAAATTACCATTGTTGAAAGCAACAGATAAAAACAAGATACATGTATTATTAGATTTTGAAAATTCAAATAATATCCAGCAAAGTACTATAAATTTATTAGCATTACAAACATATATAGGAATACTTGAAATTGCTAATACTTACAAAGGATATATAACTTTTAAAAATCAAGAATCTTAATAATTAACGGTAACCTCCGAATAACTCAAAGAGGTTGCTTTTTTTTATGCTAAATTAAAAGTAGATAGAGAAATCTTGACACGGCGAAAGAGCCAGAAACAGGAGGAAAAAAAGTATGAAAAACTTTTTAACAAGATTGACAGGTATTGATTTGCAATTATTTGCAGAGGAAGGTACAAGTCAAGGCACAACTCCAAGTGCTGAAACAAAAGTTGGAGAAAACAAGGGAGATAAATCTTCTACTACCCCAGTAGAACCAAAAGTTGTCTACGGTATACAAGATGAGCCAGGAAATGAGGAGAATGACGGCGATTCTCAAGCAAATAGTTCAAATAATAACGTCAATAAAGACGATAAAAGCACTTCAGACACAAACAACAATAATGTTGTTGATGTTAAAAAAGAGTGGGATAAAATCAAAAATGACGCTAAATACAGAGCTATTTACGAAGAAGAAGTTCAAGGCTTTATTAAGACAAGAATTAAGGATCATAAACAATTGCAAGAAAAAGTTGCAAATACTGATACTTTAGTTCAAGTTCTAGCCAACAAGTATGGCGTTAAAGACCTAAACGAATTAACATCTTTGGTAACTAAAGACATATACGAGGCAGAGGCATTTGAAAAAGGAATTGATCCAGAGTATTATGCTGAAACTCAACAGATGAAGATTGAAAACGATAGATTAAAAACGCAATATAAAACAGAAGAAGAAACAAGAGCTATCAATGAAAAGATAGGCAAATGGTTCGCTGAAGAAAAAGCAGTTAAAGAGATTTATCCAAGTTTTGATCTAAAATCAGAAGCTTCAAATAATGAAAAATTTTTGAAACTAATTGATTCAGGAATTGACATTAAGACAGCTTATGAAGTTTCTAATCCAACGGCTATTGAGGAACATAAAAAAATGTTGTTAAAAACAGCAGAGAAAAATGTTACTGAAAAAATAAAAGCTAGAGGCAACAGGCCTGTTGAAGGTGCTGTTCAATCTACTTCAAGCAGTGGCGTTGTGATTAAGAGTGATGTTCATCAACTAACAAAGAAAGATAGAGAAGAGATAAATGCTCGTGTTAGAAGAGGTGAAAAAATTAAATTTTAAAAGGAGGAATTTAAAATGAGTAAAATAATAAATATATTAAATAAAATCAATTTACAATTATTCAATAATACAAATAAAACATCTGATACTGATTTATCTGATGAAATGAAGACATATTATGATGATAATTTAATTGATAATGCAAAACCACATTTAGTTCATGGTCAATTTGCACAAAAGAGACCTATTCCAAAAGGAAAAGGCAAAACAATAGAGTTTAGGAAATATAGTCCATTACCAAAAGCAACAACTCCATTGAGCGAAGGTGTTACACCTTCTGGAAGAAAATTAGAAGTTTCAAATATTACTGCTACTGTTCAACAGTATGGTGATTATGTTGAAATATCTGATATGTTGGAATTAACAGCAGTTGATAACAACTTAGTTGAAGCAACTGAATTGTTAGGAGATCAATCTGGATTAACATTAGATACGTTAACTAGAGATATCCTAAATGCTGGTACAAACGTACAATATTATGATGATTCAGTTTCTTCAAGACACTTAATTACTTCTGCTAATAAAATGTCTGTAGCGGTTGTTAAGAGATCTGAAAGAAACTTGAAGAACGTAAATGCAACTAAATTTGATGATAGCTTTGTAGCAATTGTGCACCCAGATGTTGCATACGATATTAAATCTGATTCAAACTTCATTGACATTGTAAAATATCAAGACGCAACAAGATTATTCACAGGTGAAATTGGTAAGATTTCTGGTGTTAGATTTGTTGAGACAACTGAAGCTAAAATATTTAGAGGTGCTGATTTAAGTGCTTCTGCAAGAACGTTAACAGTTGCAAGTTATTTAAATAAAGTTATAACACTTGATGAAACATTAACAGCAGACGACGCTACTGCATTAGCTGGCAGAGAAATAATAGTTGATGGTGTTCATTATGATGTTGTATCTGCTACAACTACTACAATTACAGTTAAAGAAGCTCCTGCAACAAACACACCAGCTGATGGTGATGTTGTATATCCTGGTGAAGCTGGTGCTGAAGGTAGATCAATCTATTCAACATTAGTAATTGCTAAAAACGCTTATGGTGAAACAGAAATTGAAGGTGGAGGCTTACAGAACATTGTTAAACAATTAGGTTCTGCTGGAGCTTCAGATCCATTAAGTCAAAGAGCTACTTCAGGTTGGAAAGCAACTCATACAGCAGAAATATTAACAGAAGAATTTATATTAAGAGTTGAAACTTGTTCAACATTTGATGGAGACGCAAACTAGCATTAATTTAATTAATGGACAAAATAAGAAAGGAGTTTTAAATTATGAGTAAGAAAAATACTGAAGTTAAAGAAGTTGTTGGAAATGAGGTTGTTCCAGCAACAGTTAAAACTGTTGAAGTAAGTACAGAAAGAGTGCTTTCAGCAGAAGAAAAAACAATATTAGAAGACGCTAATAAATATGGAATAACACCATCTGATAAGATGTCAATTGATCAAATATTATTTGAGTTTGAGAGAGTACCTTTCCAAGCATTTGCAGATGGAGATAAGTACAAAGATGATTTACACATTAGATTAAATGGCAGAAACGTCGTAATTCAAAGAGGCATAACTGTTTATATACCTAGATGTGTAAGAAATATTATTGATAAATCTCAAAAACAAAGAGCTTCAGCTAATCAAAAAATGGCTGAATATATGAGAGCATATTCTAATAATGAAAATAAGCTTTCTTATTAGGGAAATTAATTAAAACAAAGGAGGGTATGGATAACATTGCTGTTATTTTACCTTCCTTTTTAAATAATAAGGAAAAATGAAAGGAGAAATATTATGGGAATTATAGGAATAACAAACACTAATTTATATAAAGATGATCCATTAAATAATCAAAACTATGGTAAAACGTCATGGAATGATATTACAGACAAACCAAACGAGTTTAATCCTTCAGCGCATAATCACGACACACAATATTTAAATAAGGATAATACACAAGCATATACACCAGAAGAAGATTATAATCCAGCACCAAAAAAATATGTTGATGATGAAATTAGAACAGCTATGACCACTAATATATCAAAGGAAATAGCATTTAATGAAAGTCAGTATATTAAAAATGCAGAATATTTAATTAGTGGAGATACAACTTTATCTGCAATCAATTCAGAACCTATTGCAGATGTTACAACTGGATTAATTATTAATGATAAAGCACAAAAGATAACATTACAAGCTAGTAATAGTGGAGTAAAGAAGGTATTTAGTATAGCTCTAGATTTAACTCAAATAAATGCTGTCAATTCAGCAGATACAGACTATTTAATGTTTTTATTCTACATTGATTCAACGAACTATGCTATTTTTACAGGTAATTTAATAGTTACATTTTACAGTGATAGCAATGAAAACAAAGGATTTTCTTTTACAATTGCTAAATCAGAAATGGTTGAAGGAGATAATATATTTAAAATTAAAAAATCTGAATTAATTGAATTGGGATTAAGTCCAGAATTAAGCTCTTTAGATAGAATATATATATCTATTGATACAGCACAAGCTTCAGCAGTAGATTTTATAATTAATGCTATATTATTAGTTCGTAAAGACGCTAGTCAAGAGATAGCTAATATCTTTTTAGATAGTGATCTAAATAGAGAATTTATGTTAGAGGCTGGAGAATTTATACCTGGATTAGACAATAAAATCTACAACATATCAGCTTCTGTAAATGGAAAGATAACTAATGTTGAGGATTTATCAAAAGGTGCTATCAATTATAATGTTATAGCAAAGGCTAATAATGTCTGTGATGGATTAACATTTAAAAGAGGTAGCAATGAATTTATCACAATGTACATAAATAGCAATAACTTAATATTAAGAATTGTTGATTCTGAAGGAACAATACTTGAAAGAACATTAAGTTTAGGATTTACAATACTTGCAAATGATGAGATTATTTATAGATTTAATTTCAATAACAATCAGATTAATATTTATATTCACAGAGGCGATGATGTTTTTGAAGATAGTGAAGCAATTGTAATACCAGAGGAAGCAGAAATATATTACTTTGGCTGTATTACTAACAGCAAAGGCAAATTAGCTGTTAATTACATATCTAATGAATTAAATGGAATAGTTAAAAAAGATAACTCCCTACAATACGGATTAAATGCTGAAATGTTAGGCGGGAAAAAAGTTAATGATTTAAATGCTTTAGGTACTATTAATAGATATTCATATCCTACCAATGACCCAAAAGAATTGTTATGTAATGGAGAAGCCATTAACGATATAGATTATCCTTATGCAACTCAATTTTTAAAAAATACAATTGTAAGCCTTACTAATGTTGAAGAAAGCATAACTGGAGGTCCAATACAAACCATTCATAAAGTTGTTTATGGCAATGGCATATATGTAGCTATAGGTAAATATTTTAATCAATATGGTTGTATTTTATATAGAGCAGAAAACTCTCAGACATGGACGATAGCTTTAAATTTTAATAATTACTATGCTATTGATATTTTATTCGATGGAACTATTTTTTATGTTTCTTTTGGGAATGGGTCTTTAAAACAATCAAACGATGGCGCTACTTGGACAGATGTTTCAGTATCATACATTTATATGGCTATGGAATATATTGACGGATGTTATTATATAGGCACTACTACTGGGATTGTTTTAAAAGGGACAGCAATTAACAGTTTAAGTATTATAAAAAGCTATGGAAGTTCCGCATATTTTGTAAGAAGGATAAGAAAAGTTAATAATAAAATAGTTGTAATTACAACCAACAGTAATTCTACATATTTACTAATAAGCTCAGATAATGGTAATACTTTTACAGAATTAAATTTATCACCAGCATGTTCAGATATTATTTTTGATGGTGTAAATTATATAATGAGTTCATCTTATTATTATAATACTACGAGCTATTCTAAAATTTTATATTGCAATAAAGATAATGATATAACGCAAGTTAGTAATTGGAATGTAGATATTGTAAGCAATGTAGTTTCTACAAATTCCCAAATGTTTATATTGGATAACAAAAAATATATAACAACAGGTAGTGCGTTATACGAATTAAGGCTTAATAGTGGAACGTTTTTAATTATTGAGTTAAATATTACATTGCCTACTTATTTTGGAGATATTTCATGGATAATAAAAGATGGTGTATTGTGGTTTTATGGTGCTACTAATTACACTCAAATGTGTAAAACTACATTTGGATTTGGGTATATGCTACCAAAATTAACTAATAATGATATTGAAGGATATAATTATTTGAGAATTAAAGAATAGGAGGTAGAAACATGAAATTATTAGAAGTAATTACTTATTTAGATAGCGTAAAACCGAATGCATATTCAACAAAAGAAAAAATAATATGGATCAATAATGTAGAGGGTATGATAAAAACTGAAGTAATGAGAGATTATACAGCTGTTACTATAAATATAGCAGATAAAGAAAATCTTCAATATGATTTAGGAAACATAAATATTGAAGATATATCAGAAGTATATTTTGACAAGAAGAGAGTTAGCAAAGTTGATTTTAGAGACGCTGTTCCAATGATTTTAAATCAAGATAATAATACAGAATTTAACTACGACACAATAACTCTTATATTATTAAATAAGCATGTTCCATATAGGTATGTTAATTATGCAAGTGGACAAAATTCAATTGTATTTACAGATAGTACAATTACATTACCTAATGCAGATTATCTGTTAGCGGGCGATTTTATTGAAATTAAAGGGTGTACTAATGCGCCAAGTAATAATAAAATAATTGAGATCAAAGAAAAGCAAGATAATGTTTTAAGTTTTGGAACAGGAGCGTTTACTCCAACAACAGAAACTGACGTTGAGATTAGTCGTTATTTGAATGATGTTTTGATTTTAGAGCCACCTTATTCAGAGATGTATTACTTTTACCTATCTTCTAAAATAGACTATTTAAACAAGGAATATGAGTCATATAACAATACAATTAGTCAATTTAATAGTTTATTTAATGATTATAAGAATTGGTATGCTCAACAAAAGGGTAGTAAAACAGCTGTATTTAATAATTTTTATTAAAGAAAGGAGGGTAATATCATGCTAATACCTGCAACGTATAATGAACAGAAAACAGAAGAATATTTAACATATTTTAAAGGAATAAACAAGAGAATTAATACAGATGATGGAGAAATTCCTAATATGAGAAATTTAAGTTCTGACAACTTTCCTGTTCTATCAACAAGAAAAGCTAGAGAAAAAACAACCTCTCTTTTAAGCCCAAATGGATTAGGAAGCAAAGAAAGCCTGTATTGGGTAGATAATCTTCACTTTTATTATGATGGTACTGCAAAAGGTAATATATCAAACAATAATAAGAGTTTTGTTAATTTTAATAATTGGATTTTAATATTTCCAGAGAAAAAATATTATGATATTACAACTGGAGATTTTAAATCTTTAGAAGTTATAAAAGAAGAGGCAAGTGCTGTGTTTAGCGAAAGCTCAATAACAGTTACGAGTACAGAAGGTTTTAAGGTCGGTGATGGGATTACAATTGAAAATTGCAGTAATACGGCCAATAACCAAACTTTAATTTTAAAAGAGTTAACAAGTACTGTTCTTACTTTTACACAAAACAGCTTTTCACCAGGTACATTTACTAATGTTACAATTTCAAGAAAAATACCAGATATTGATTATGTTTGCGAGCATCAAAATAGGATATGGGGTTGTAAAGGAGATAATATCTACTGCTCAAAGCTAGGAGATCCTACTAACTTTAATATATTTGAAGGAACACAGCTTGATTCTTGGGCAACTAATACTGGAACAAAAGGCGATTTTACTGGAATAGCTAGTGCTGTAGATAGATTAATCTTCATGAAAGAAACTTCTATTCATGAGCTTTACGGAAATACACCTGAAACATTTTCTTTAAGCATTACTGGGAATTTAGGGTGTAAGAAGAATTGTCATAAGAGCATTGTAACAATAGGAAGTTATATATATTTTTACAGTCTTAAAGGTATTATGAGATATTACAGTGGTAATCCAGAGTTAATATCTTTAAAATTAGGAGATACTGAATATACCTCTGCAGTAGCTGGAAGTGATTATCGCAGATATTATATTTGCTTGACAGATTCCAATAATATAACAACTTTGTTTGTATATGATACTTATTTTGATATTTGGTGCATTGAAGATGATTTCAAAGCTATTCAATTTACTACGCTAGATGGCTATTTATATGCTATTAGTAGTAATGGTATATATAAATTTAATACAAATGGGAATGTTAACGATGTTGAGTGGAATTTCGAAACACAGATATTTACTGAAGTTACGCACAATAAAAAGTTGTTAAACAAATTTAGTATTAAAGCTGATATAGATATTGCTAATAATGGTTTTATAAAAGGATATGTTAGAAAAAATGACTCAAGTATATGGAATGAGGTTAAACCATATATAGATACAGAAAAGAAAACATATTTTTATTATTTAATCCCTGAAAGACTAGAAAAATATCAATTTAAATTTACTGGTAAAGGACAGGCCAATATATACTCATTTAAGCGAGAAATATTAGTTAGAAGTGATATTAAGTAAGTGAGGTTGATTAAAAATGAGAGATAATATAAGAAAGGATTACTTGCAAAGAACTGAAGATATTTCTAAAATTATTGAAAATCTTAACGAGTTAAGAAAAGAAAATATTAGGATTATTGAGTTGCAAAATGAAGCAATTAATTCTTTAGAAAAAAGAGTGAATAATTTAGAATAATAATAAAAAAGGAGGGATTTTAATTATGGGGTTAAAAACAACTTTAAAGAAAATAACGAGTTTTATTTCTGACGGAGCAACAGAAAACAATAATATTGCAGGAACATCAATTCCAGAAGTAAACACAAACGCAACAAGCAGTGCTATTAAACCAACTACTATAACGGATTTAACTAGTGATACAACACCTAGTGAAACAAAGATGACTACTCCAAAAACAAATACTTCTAATGCTGACAGCAATGTTAAAGTTAGAGACTATATTTTGGATTATGGGAAAAAGTATGGAATTAGTAATGATGATATCACATGGAAACAAGATAGTACAAAAGAAGCAGGAGGCGATGTTTATTTAAATGGTCAATATTTAACAACTCCAACGCAGAATGTAGACGGTTCTACATATATGAATCAAGGAGATTTAGTCAAAGCATTGATTAGCTATGAAAAGAATAACAATCCACAAATTGTTTCTTCAAACAATTCTCCAGCAACGGTGGAGACATCTTCTAAACCTACAGAATTTACCTCAAAATATAATGAGCAGATTAACAACTATTTAGACAAAATATTAAATCAAGGTGAATTTGAATATAATGTAAATGATGATCCACAATTTGCTTATTACAAAGAAATGTATAACAGATTAGGAGAGAAAGCTTTTAAAGATTCAATAGGGAATTTATCACCAGCAACTAACGGACAAACTAATTCATGGGCAACTACTTCGGCAAATCAATCAAAACAAGGATATAATGAAAAATTAATGGATATTGTTCCAGAGTTAGAAAACAATGCTTATAATAGGCATAATAATGAAGTAAATGCTATGGTTGAAAAATTACAATTGTTAAAAGATCAAGATAATAGTGATTATAATAAATATAGAGATTTAATATCAGATTATAATACTGAAAAAACTTATGATAGATCTGTTTATGAAAATGATAGAAATTATGATAAAGAGGTCGAAGAAAGCGACAGAGCATATAACTATCAAGTAAGTAGAGATAATGTACTTAATGAACAATGGTTAACACAATTTAATGAATCTCAAAGACAAGCACTAGTAAATGAATCTATACAAAAAAGACAAGTTTCAGTTTCTGAAGGCAATCTTGCTTTAAATAAGGCAAATGCTTTAGAAGAAAAAGAGAGCGCAGATATTGTTGGACAGTTCTATAATAAAATGATGACAGCTGAAGACCCTCAAAAATATTTAATTGATAATGCTGAAACATTGACAACAAACGAATTAAAGATTTTAAATTCATTATTACCTACAGATGAAGATGTTTCTGCTTTGTTAAAAGAATTATTGAAATAATAGATAGGAGGACTTATTATGGCCGTTAAAAAGATAGATGATATATTGGCTGAAAGAAAGAAAGCTATTGCAAGTGGGCAATATAATAATATGGACGACGTTTTAAATGCTAGAGCTGAAAAGGCAGGATTGTCAATTAGATATGGTCAGCAGAAACAACAAACAAATAATGTTGTAAATCCTACTAAAAAAGCAATTAATCCTGCAAATGATTATAAATCTATAAATCCATTAAGTACTAATCCTTTTATTACTCGTAGCAAAATTCCAACTTCTAATAGAAATGATTTATTAGAAGGTATTAAAAAGCAACAACAAAGTGGTACTGCTAATAAAAAAGTAGATATAATAACATCAGGAAACAAAGCTATAGATAAATTCGCTACAAATTTTATGATCAATGCTCTACAAAACAAAATTAAATCTGCTATTAATAAAGACAATAAAAGCGATAATCAAATTCTATTTGACAGTACAAAAGATACTATTAAATCTACTGCTAAAGATACAAAAACCAACATAAATAAAAAAATAGGAGAGATTGCTTCGGGTGTTGGTATTGGAGGTATAACAGAAATTGCTAAACCTGTAAAAGTACTAGAGAAAAATATAAATGAAGATTCTACTGCTAGAGAAAAAGCGCTTGATGATATGGGAATAACAAATAACATACAAAGAACTTTAATAAAGGCAGGAGATTCTATTCAAGATTTTAGCAACGATGTTGGCAATACAATCTGGAATATACCTAATAATATATATAAAACTGTTTCTGGTGATAATGAAACTTTTATTGATAAAATGAGAAATGATTCTGATAAAAACAGTTTTATTAATCAAGATCAATATAGAACTAAAACAGAAAAAGAAGTTGCTGAATATGTTAATACATTGCAAGATGAAGCTATTAAAAAATATGGTGGAGTTAATGATAAAGGAGAAGTAACAGGCTGGAAAACAGCAGGACAAATATATGGCGGATTATTACAATTATTGACTGCACAAGTTGGATTAGGAGCTTTAGGGGTAGCTAGTACACCAGCAGTTTTTGGAACAAGTGGAGCAGTTGCTGGATATGGCAACGAAGGAACAACAGAAGGAAGTGTAGTTGGGGGTGTTAAAGGTGCTGTTTTTGGCAAAGTATTTGACAAAGTAACTCCAGCATTAAGTAAAATATCTGGCAAAGTGCTAGGTAAATCAGCTGGAAATACTTTAGCACAATATGGATCTGGAATAGCTCAAACTTCAGCTAAATTCGGATTAGGAAATGCTGTATCTCAATTTGTAGATATTGCAAAAGCAGATCCAAATGGTCAATATGTTAATATGGAAGAAATCCAAAATAAAATTAAAAATGGGACAATAACTTCAGAAGAACAGTTGCAGAAGGAAATGTTAAAGGAAATTGCTATAAACAGATTCGCAGAAGCAGGATATTCAGCTATAAGTGGTGCATTATTTGAAACAATACTTGGCTATCCAGGTGCAAGAATGAGAGCAATGTCAACAAAACCAGCAACTTTTGAAACATTAAATCAAAAAGATTTATCAAACATTTATAAAACACTAGGTATTGGTAAAAATACAACAATGGCAGACGCTAAATCAGTATATAGAAAATTAGCGAAAACATATCACCCTGATAATGTTGATACAGGTAATATTGAAATGTTTACTAAAATATCAAATGCTTATGATAATCTATTAAATCTTAAAGGTTGGAATAAGATTATTCCTAATGTAAAAACTAAACCTACACAAAATACAGCAACAATAACTACAACAACTACTACTACTAATAATAATAATACTCAAATGAATAATTACATTATTAAAAATAATAATGGAATAAATAACGTTGCACAGCAAAATATTAATAATAATCTAGGAACAGTTGGTGGATATGCTACAAATAATCAAATAAATAACTTATTCAATAATTCAAATCAACAAAAAAGCACAATAAACGAATTTAATCAACAAGGTGGTGTAATTTCACAAGAAACACCTAAAAAGGCTAATATTGAAGAAATACACGTAAACAATGAGGGAAATATTAAAACAGCTCAAGCAGAACGTGTTGAATTTAATTTACCTAAAAATAGTGGGCTAGATTTATACATTACTCAAAATGATAATGGCACTTATACAATAATTGAGAAAAATAGTGGCATAAAGTTAGATAGTGATGTAAATAAAGATAATTTAATTCAATCTTACAAGGAATCAATACAAAACATTCCTGATTTTGTTGATGTTCTAAAAAATGTTTCAAATGAATATAGAGCAAAATATGGGACAGTACAATTTTATAAACCATCTATTAATATAGCTAAAAGAACAATTAAAAGTGTTTCAGATAGAAAAGTAAAACCTATTCAGCAAGACTATCCAGAATTAAAAACTTATATACAAGAAATAGCAAAAGAATATATAGGAGATATGAAAAGTACTATTCCTAGTCAAGTTATTCCAAAATTCGAGGTAGAAAACGGACAAAATGCAAAGTATTTAGGGAGAGAAACTCTATCAAGAACAACAAGTAATTCTTTAGCATATATTAAAGATAAAACAAATGCAACTTGGTCAGATATTTCAAAAGCAATCAATGATGTTCTTCATAATCATGGACAAGAGGATTATGCACTTGCAAAGAAAATTGAGAATAGAATGGACAAAGATTTAACAAACGGCTATAATACATATAATGGAGAAATTAAAATGCCTCCAAACATATCTTATATAGATTCTAAAATTAAGATTTTACAAAATGCAGGAGATAAAATACCAGATAGCTATATTCAAGGAATTGAGAAAGCATTGAATTTTGATTTTGCTAAAGAAAATCCAAGTTTTGCAAATGTAATATCACCAAACGAATATCCTAATGCTCAATATATAACAGGTGGTAAAGTATTAGATTACATTGATTATAATAAAGTTGCTGAACAAAGAATAACTGCTAATGAATTTAAAAGAGATATAGAGGTAGATTATGTATTTGGAAAGGGAAAAGAATATGGAAAGAATAAAGATTTGCGACAGAAAAATGACACCAAGGAAGAAAACAACATGGATACAAAAGATAATACAAATGATAAGGTCGAAGACAGCATTAAAATACAAGGACAGCGAATATTACAAAGAGTTGCACAAGCAAAAGGTGGACAAGCAGAAATAGTTAATGCTAAAAACAAGAGTCAAAAACTTATTCAAGAATTTATGAAAAAGAATTTTGATATTGATGTTGAATATTATAAATCCAACAAAAAGTTTACTCCAATTGAATTAGTTGATCCTGAAAACAACAGATTGATTTTAGTTAGAGATAATAATAAAAATAACATGTTATGGGCAACTGGACATGGCTTTTTACATACTTTAAAGATGAATTATCCAGATTTATATAAAGAGCTATATGATGTTTTAGAAGAAGAAATTGAAATGAATCAAATTCAAAGATATATTAATTCAGCAAGAACATCTGAAGAAAGAGATTATCTAAACAAGAATAAAGATTTAGTCATAGAAGAAATTATTGCTGATGAAATGGGAAATAATTTTGTTGACGAAACGTTCTGGCAAAAGCTATATAATAAATCAAAAGAATTATTTGAAAAAGTTATTAGTGTATTAAAAGAAGTTCTAAACAAAATAAAAAGTACTAAATATAATAATGAATTGTATGACAATCAAGTTGCCATTTTGAATAAGAAAATATTAGATGTTGTTGAAAAGGTAAGAATAGCAGAAAATGTAAGAACAGTCAATGTTAATAAAAATCCTTTTGTTAAAAATGATCAAAAAATAATAGTTAAAACTAAAACAGAAGATGTTAAATATTCATTCGGTGGAAGAAAAGCTGTAGAGACTGCTCCTAGATATATTGCAAAAGAATTAGAAGATTCATATAATAAGGCCGTAGCAATGGAAAAGAAAGGCATTAATAAAGAGAAAGTATTTGAATTGACCAACTGGTTTAAAGATCCAGCAGGTGATTGGAAGTTCGAAATATCTGATAAATATATGAATTTAAATAACAATATATCCCTAAAAGAAAACAGCTTTTATAAATTAGGTAATGTGTTAGAACATAACAAATTGTTTTCATTATATCCACAAATTAAAAATTATTCAGTTAAGTTTAGTAACTTAAATAATAATTCTGGAGTTTTTCATAGACAAAGTAAGTCATTTGAAATGAATAATAATTTATTAAAAGACAAGTTAGAATTGAAAAAAACTTTAATTCATGAGATCCAACACGCAATTCAAGAAATAGAAGGATTTACACGTGGAGCTTCGCCTAAAATTAGTAGGTTAAGATATTATCAAAGTTTAGGGGAAATAGAATCTTCGAATGTAACTGATAGATATTTAAATGATTATAATAGAAATCCTAATATTGATGCTCCAGAATTATTAAAAGATAATCCTAAACATAAAAATTTATGGCGTTATTTGAAAAACAGAACAATTGATGATAAAATTAAAGATGGAATATATAAATTCATAAACAAAGGAGATAATGATAATTATGAAGCATTTGAAGAAGTTATGGAATCTAATAATCTACAAGATAGAAACGTGGCTACAAGGAGAGGAAAAGAAGGATATCTAAAAGCAGATAAAATTCAAGGATTAGAGAATTATGCAAGAAATGAAATAAAAGATATAGCAGAACAATATATATCATCAAGATTAGAAGAATTAATGGATAATATAGCAATAAAAGGTATTGAGATCATAGGAAGTAGAGCAAGAGGAACAGCACAAAAGGAAAGTGATTTAGATATTGTCGTAGAATATGACGGAGATATAAGAGAAGATGATTTGTTTAATATCTTAAATGATAATGACCATCTTGTTATTGATAATATAAAGGTTGATATAAATCCAATAAGAGCTAGTCAAAGCGGTACGTTAGAGAAATATATGAAAAAATCAACGAATTATGATAAAAAAGTATTAGCAAAAACAAAGGGAAATTTAAAAAAATCCAAACAATATTTAGAAAATAAGTTTAAAGAATTAACAGGACATAGTATTATGGTGGGACAAACAGCACTAGGAGGAAGAGAGCTTAGAAATTATAGAAGAGAACATGGAACTCTTGACGGCAATATTGAAAAAATTCCTTATTCAGCTGAAGCTATGAAAATACTTAAAGAATACGAAAATAGTAAGGAATCTAGTAGGTATTTATATCACGCTACACCAGCAAAAAATATACAAAGCATTATTGAAAAAGGATTAACTATTGGAAACAAACAAAATCAAGAAGGAGTAAGTTCTAAAAATAAATTGTATTTAGCTTCTAATGAAGAATTAGCAAATTCTTTTGTAACTACTGAAGGTATTACATTAAGAATAAACCCTTATTTTAAAATAGAAGATTTAGATTATGATTTATTAGGGGGAGAAGGTACTTATTCAACAGGTAAAGAGATACCTCCAAATATGTTGCAAATAAAAGAAAATGATAAGTGGATAAACTTAATGAGATCTAAAATAGCAATAGACAATGGGAAAAAATATAATACAAAAGGTATTGCAAAAGACAATAAGGGCAGAGAATTATCAAAAGCACAGCAAGAGTTTTTTAAAAATGTATCTAGTGAAGTTAAAGATAATAATGGGAATTTAAAAACATTATATCACCAAACGGATAGTAATTTTACAGTGTTTAATACATCTAAAAGAACACATTCACAAGGAGATTATCAAGTACCAGATGGAATATTCTTAAAAGACAATGCAGACAACATTGGAATTGGTGATAATACTAAACAGATGGAATTGTATGTAAAATTTGAAAAGCCATTAGTTGTATATAATAGAAAACAACTTGAAGAATATTTGAAATCCCAAAATGATGAGTATAAAGAAAAAGTAGAATATATAGAAAATATTGATAATGACTACATAGAAAAAACAAATAATACAGAAAGAATAGTAGATGAATTATACGCAAAAAAATGGGAACTAGATAAACAATCAAAAGAACGAAGAAAAATAATGGAAGAAGGGCTTGGCACTCTAAAAAACAGAGATATTATTGTTAAAAAATATCAAGAAGCAACTAAAAAGCTAGACACTTTAATGCAAGAATGGAAAGAAGCGTATAATAAAAAAGCAAATGAATTAAGGAAACTTTCAACTCAAATATTAAAAGACAATGGATACGATAGTCTGATTATAAATAATGATGAAGGAAGTTTTAATAGAAATGTAAAATCATATATAGCATTTGATTCTAATCAAGTAAAGAATGTAGATAACTTAAATCCAACAAGAAATGGTGATATTCGTTTTTCTGACAGGGAGCTAAAGCCTAGAGAATTATCAAAAGGTCAACAATTATTTTTTAAGGATAGCAAGGTTAGAGATGAAAATGGGAATTTATTAGAGGTTTATCATAGAACTGATTTTAACTTTTATAATTTTGACAAATCAAAAATTGGAAGTACAACTGATGATGGAATATGGGGTAAAGGTTTTTATTTTTCTAATATAGATAATACTACATACGGCAAAAATCTAAAAAAAGTATACTTAAATATAAAGAATCCATTTAATATAAACAAATACAAAACAATAAAGGAATTAGCAGATTATTTAGATATTGTAGAAACAAATTTCCATTTAGAATCAGATGGAAGAATAAGAGTTATTTATTCACAAATAAATCAATTTACTTCCCACATTAAAGAAAAAGGATATGATGGCATAATATCTTCAGATCTTGATAGTGTATATACAGAATATGTTGCATTTGAACCTAATCAAATCAAAGATGTAGATAATCTAAATCCAACAGAAAGTGAAGATATTCGCTTTTCAGACAGAGGCTTAACACCTAGAGATATAAATGTTGTTGAATCTGAACAAATAGATGTTATTGCTGAAACTTTAGCAAAAATTGTTTCTTCTAATAAGAAAAACAAGTTTACACCTAAAATGCTTAAAAGGTTAGCTCACAAAACTTACAACGAAACATTAGATAATCTTCATTTTGTAGATTTAATGATAAAAGACACAAACAGTCAAATAAGTAAAGATGTAAATGCTAGTGAAAATTCATATATACTTGCTATGAATGGCCGTAAAAGCGCAGGAACAAGTGATTACATTATAAATAAAAAACTAGTCAATATGAATGGTGATATAATTGGAGAAGGCTTAAAAGATATAGTACAAGCTGTTCCAAAAGGCAAGGTTGAATTATTTGAAGATTATTTATTGCACAAGCACAATATAGCAAGATATGATGAAGGTAAACCTGTTTTTGGGCATAGATATACAGTGGAAATGTCAGCAGACGCTCTTGAAAAATTAAATAAGAGTAATCCAGAATTTGAAGAACTTTCAAACAGATTATATGATTTTTGGAATAAATTTATGCAAAGTTGGGCAGTTGACAGTGGCCTTATAGAACAAACAGCGTATGATGATATGCGAGAAAGATATCCATATTATGTACCAACTAATAGAGCATTTTTAGAATTAGAAAAAGACAAAGGATCAAGTGCAGGTGGTAAGGGTAGAAAGTATGTTAATCAAGCAAAGATCATCAAGAAAGCAACAGGTAGTGAAAGAGATATTATAAGACCCTTTGAAAGTTTAATTTCAAATATTGAAAGGATTACAAAGACGGCAAGAAATAATGAAGTTGGTAAATCTTTATATCATTTAGCAGACAATTATGAAGAAGCTGTTTCACCATGGTTATCCAAA